TAAAGACGATAACTCCATCTTCGAATGGTTCGACAACCGTATCAACACCCTTGATCTGTACAGTTACAAGAGATTCGATGATATGGAACTGGAATAACTTGTTTTTAGCCATGACTTTGTTAAAGGCATCAAGATCCGGGATCGTCTCGGTCTCCGTAACTTTAGAGACCCAACCGGCACAAAATTTCTGTACTTCGGCCGTTGCGACAATGTCGTCGAATGTTTCTTGATTACAAAAAGCATGGGCGAGTACAACGCCTTTCTTTTTCCCGGCCTTTTTCAGCGCCTTAAATTTGGTGATCGGCTTCGCTGTATCTGCGTGATCCCTAAAAGTTACATCTACACCGGAGAGCTGGTCCTCGGGGATACCAAACCGTACGGCCTCCTCCGTAACGATACCCTCGTTATTCTGCGAGTTGAGAATAATCTTGTTAGTCGAAAACGCACGAAGGGCCAACCATTCGATACGACCGTTAACGCCATTCCAACAGGCCTCCGGATCGTCGTAGATCCAGTCCAGGAGGGCTTTTTGCCCTTCCTCTGTACCGGCGTAATGTACTAATTGATTGTACTCGTTAATGTCGGTCTCCTCCTTGTCGTAAGCGACCTCAATCTTTGGAATATCACCCTGATTACGAGATACAACCCGACGTGTTTTACGGGGAGCTCTCGAGTTAAAAGCCACAACGTCGGCAATCACCGGAACACTAAATTTAGTCCGGAGCTCCTTCCATGTCAGAGTAGGAGTAAATTTCAAAGGGAAAAGAGTCGGCCAATAAAAGGAATTGAGCGTAAACGTATCGACTACCGCTTTCATGTCCTTTTCAGTAAGGCCCTGTATTAATGATTGTTTCATTATCTATTACTTTTTTGCGGATTAAACAAAACGAATCAACGTAAGGAGCTTTTTGATCTCTTCGGAAATGGCGGCATCAATTGCAGCCTCACGGACAGACCCACGAACTACACCGTCGACGAGATGGTTATCTCCTTCTATTACGTCCATAGTAGTACCCGTCAATAGGACAGGTGAGTATTTGAACTTGACTCCATCGTCACCGGCCTTGTCTCCCTCAAACACGACTTCGCCTACAGCGATAGCGCCTAAAGCGGTCGGGACCGTGATAGCATCATAACCGGCATTGGACTGATCTATTTTCGTGATAGCATAACCTTTCGATCCGTAAGCGAGAATATCGCCTACTTTGAAATTATGCTTTTTATCCACTTTGATAGACTTATCAGCCTCTCCAACAGCCGTATTAATACGAGCCGTTTTCGTTACATGATATAGTCCGTTGGAATCCTTACCGGCCGGAGTTCCGGCCGAGACACGCTTTTGAGTAAGATCCTTAACCGCAAGGGTAATCCCTCCCGGCACAGTCTCGATCTTATTGTCAAATACAATAATCTGCGGACTCTCTGTTTTAAAATAATTCTGCATTTCGTTTACTTTAACTATTAAACTTACAATTGTTTACCTCCGAGGGAATTGTCTTTTGCTTCGGCTTTTCGACTCTCAATAAAGGCCTGTGTTGCGGTCGAAATACCTTCTTTGTTAACTCCCCCGAGGACGGGTTTTGGAACTTGCGACAGGCCTTTATCAGCTAGTGACTGATTAAAAGCGTCGTATTTCCCCGATAGACTTTCGACAAACGCATCAACCTCGCTGTCGTTAGTGAACTCACGGCCTTCTATTGCAGGTCCGTAAAAATTCGGATCGACTCCTTTGTCTTTCAGTTTACCGAGTAATTTCTCTCCAAAGGCTTTAGAGGCATTTCCTTTTTTGAGAGTCTCGATCTCCTGAGTAAGAGGAGTTGTCGCTTTTTTTACGGCGGCTTCAATCCATGTTGGTAGGATCCGGATTCTGAGGATTCGGATTGTTTGGATTATGACCGCCCCCGGGTTCAGGATTATTCCCGCCTTTCGTTGTACGCCGGATTACGTCCGCTTCTCCCTGTACAATTTTCAGCCACGGTTCTGCTCCTGAAACCGCCGTTTCGATTTCCTCCTCTTTTGTTGTAGTCGCCCCCAATGTGTTTGCGACCTTCTCGTAAGTCGAATCACTTAACCCCATATTCGCATGGAACTTGTTTTTAAGCGCCGACTTGATTTCTTTTTCGTATGCCATACTATAAACTATTTAGTTTGCCGCAAATGTAGTATTTTTCAGTGTATTGCGTCCTTTGGACACGATAATATTCGCTTTCATCACATTATTTAAAGGTTAAATAAAACTAATTGGTTTGTATTTTCTAGGATTTATCTGCGTTATTTTGAAAATAGCACCTATATTCGCCGACGTAATCAGTAGTAAAACAGCCGTTAGGCATAAAATTTAATATTATGATCGCAACAACAAAACTTATTGAGTCTTACGAAATCATCAAAAAAGGTTTAGAGGCTGAAATCGAAACAGCAACAAAGGCAATAGGAGAAAATAACCTCCTCCTCGTCGATGCTCCGGAATATCTTAAAGGCAAGATCGAGAAACGACTCGCTTCATTAAGAGAAAAAAGAGATATAAGAAATGCGAAGCTCGTTTATATAACAGGTTTTATTGAGGATCTCAATAGTCTAAATCAATATCTCGATAGCGAAGCTATTAAAGAGAAGCAAAGCAATAAGAATGAACTTATTACCTTGTCGCTCCAAGAATGCGAGTTTATCGCAGAAGAGATAAGTAAAAATCAGAGAAGAGAAGAATCATTAAGTTCTTACGCTACGTTTGGGGTTGTTTATAACAAAGACTATAAATCACTTCGTCTCGATTATAAAAGAACAGGAGACCAACCAAGTTCATACCCGGAATGTTTCGGAGCAAACATTAATCTCAACAATGAATAAGAACGATCAAAATCTAATTGATAAGGCCCGTCGGATCCATTTTACCGAATGGGTTCTGATCGACGGACTAATTGATAAAGCCGAGAGCGAAAAAGCCCGAAACAGGCTCAAATCAATCCAACTACAGAAATATCATAGGGAGGAACTCTCCTGTGATTGCTTATAAACAAACAATAACCGGGAGGAGAGATCCTCCCACAATCGCAACAACAACATGAACGAGGACAAAATTATTTATTCAACAACTCTCCCAACAGCTATATGGGAGATGTTTTCTCAAAGGATTATCGATTATCGCTTTCGTAGCGTAGGAGATACTCTAAGGTATTTGTTTGAGTCTTATATCCGCATGAATGAAGGGAAAGAGGTCTCAAAGACAGTAAAACGGATCTTTACGCATAAAGGTATAGACTGGACCAATTTATTTCGATACGAGGATAAAATCGTCGTAGCTCTTGTTACTGATCGGAAACTTGCAAACGATATGTCTCAACTTTCTACAATGCAGGGATACCGGACAAGAAATCAGCTTTCTAATGACCTTATCGGAGCTTTTGTCGGTAGCGCACAAGTTACCCTCAAAGCGTTGAGCCTAGAGGTAAACAAATCGGAAGTAATGACAGAAATACAGCCTCAAATCGTCGCAACGTATGTTAGTAACTATCAGTACGCATTTTTGGCAGCAAGAGCAAGAGAGCAACATTGCAATATAATGGATCTAATGCACAACGTTGTAGATATGTTTATTCAGATCGAACAAGACGACTCGTCTCGTTATATTCCGGAGATCCTCTCCGACATGGCAAACGATGTACTCAGTATCGAAGGTTATACGACAAAGGACTTTAGAAGGGATAAAGTTATTCACTTGAAAGTAACGGAAGAGGATACTATTAAGATCCTCAAAGTTATGAAAAAGTATAATATACCGACTTCGAGAGAGTTCCTGCGCCGGGCTGTCCTATTCTTTTTAAATGCTCAATATATCATATATAAAGATAACCTCTCGAGCCGTGACTATATATCCCAGGAGAAGCCGGAGGATTACGAAACGTCTCAATACAATCAATATGCAAAGCAGGATTTTAATAGATCTCTTTACTCTAACGCAATTTAAAGATCATGGATAAAATCATAGACAAATTAAAAAAAATCCTCGCTCTAGCGGAACGAGGAGAGCAAGGAGAGGCTATCAACGCCCGTATAAAGCTCGAGAATGAACTCCGGAAACATGGGCTTACAATAGAGGATCTCCGGTCGGAACTAAAGATACCGCGTATATTTCCGTATAAGAACAAAGACGAAATGACACTCTTTTTTCAAATACTAATCTCCGTATGTGGTCGTAAAAGTGAGGAGACGAAGGGATCTCAATACGACTCTAAAAGAAAACAGATATTTGTAAACCTTACAGACCTCCAATATATCGAGATACTCAATATGTGGGAGTTTCATAGAAGGCAGCTTAACAAGGAGAAAAAACGTCTCCTCCGGGATCTTATCGAAGCCTATGTAAATAAGCATGATATTTTCGATCCAAATGCCGAACCGTCTCAAAAGGATGATATTGATTGGGAAAGAATTGCTCGTGTTATGAAACTCGCTAACGGGATGGAGGATATTCATTATCGTAAATCATTAAATAAATAGGAGGATATAGTATGAAAAAATATATAATCAATTTACAAGACAAAGGACAAGACCTTTGCGTACTTACCTGCTTAGGATCCGGAGATTTTTTACAAATAGTTGATATTTCAATGGCTTGTTGTAATGCCATAAGGAAGCTATATATTGATAAGTGGATCGACCGGAAAGAGCTCTCTCCCGGTCAACATTTTAATATTGTCGATCCCAAACAAGGTTATACTGGATTTGAATGTATATATCCATTCAAATCTATAAAAGAGAAGGAGCTCCGCATCCTCGAACTCACTCTAACAAAACAATGGTTTGATCTCATTTCCTCCGGAGAGAAAAAAGAAGAGTACCGGGAGATTAAAAAGTATTGGTTAAATAGACTCTTTAGCCCTTTGGCGAAGGATTACAAGCATTTACCGGAGTTCGCCGTAGGCCCTAGCCTAGACTCAACCAATACGCAAAAAATACCGGCATTTACTAAAGCCCGTGAATTTGACGCTGTTCGTTTTACCAACGGTTACGGTCAATCCCGCCCATCAATGCTATACGAATACAAAGGTATTGAAGTCGGAACCGGGCGCAAAGAATGGGGAGCTCCGGAGGAAAGAGTTTTCATTATCAAACTAGGAAGGATCCTAGAAAGGAAAGGAGGTAAAAAATGAGGATCAGACTCGCAAAAAAAATCACAACGAGACTAATCTCCCAATTGATAAACGATGCTTTTTTTGATGGGAAGTTAAATATTACTTTCCCATATTCTCGAGGGAAGAGGGAGACGGCCGATAAAATATGGACTAAAGAGGTCCAAAAAAGGATTATAAAGAATCAGATAAAACATATTTCCCTCAGCCAGCAAACAGCCCGGGAGCTCAATCGAAGGCTAAAAAAGTTACAAACTACAAATTACAAAGCATGAGATACCTAATAACAGGAGCCGGAGAACCTTTTTATACAAATTGGTTCTCTGTCGAAAATAATTACTCCCCGGGTATGATCGTTTACGATCTTTCAGAAGACACCTATTATGACGGGGATACGTGGAAAGGTATTGAATACGATCATTTGTAAGATTATGAGTAAAGGAGATAGTATTCACACCTTTGAGAACGGAGGTAAAGAAAACAGTTTCTTTTGTATGAAACTAGCCTCTTTCCTTCAACGAGATCAAACCGTCGGGGACCTGGATCCGGAAAGTTTTTCAGAGCTTTGGAAAAAGCGCTTTGAGGCCGCAAAAGTCGGATCCTGTTATTATCGGGAGCAATGCCCGATTTACCATAGAACCGCTAAAAGAGGGAATGTACAACTAAAATTATTCTAAGAATATGGACGCAAAGCAGTTTTTCCGGCTCGTAGCACAACTAAGAGCGAAACAAAAGGAATATTTCCAAACGAGATCACAAACGGCTCTGAGGGAAAGCAAACAACTTGAAAAGGTCATTGACGACGAGATCGAGAGAGTAAACAATATATTAGCCGAAAGGCAACAACCTAAATTATTTTAGCGTTATGAAAGCAGGAGATAAAATAACTACTCATAAAGGATCGGAATTGATGGCTACTGCTATATCAACCGATAATTTAGAGACTCCTTGCATTGGCTGTTATTTCAACAAAGGTGAATATTGCGATTTACAGGATGAGACAGACGTAACAGATTGCTGGGATGAAGAATATAACGGTCTTATATTCATAGAGAATGAACATTAATAACTAATAAGAACTGAATCATGGCAAGAATATATGTAGGCGATGTTCCATGCCCTTGTTGCGGTAAGACAGGCAGTGATAGTAAGCGTTCGGCAAGGGACAGTATTTGTTTCAAATGCATGGACGAACTAATAGAATACAAAGCAATACAAAAACGTACAGCTAACCGTAAGAAAGAGTATGTTGAGTTTTGGGTGAAATATTTTGATACACCATATATTACCGAGAAGGATGATTATTACAATTTGATAGTCTCTTTGCGTAATTTGTTTTCTGCGCTTGATTCCCCAGAAATGAAGCATGAAAATATGAAAGAAGTTCTTCACGGCAATCATTATAATGAATCGTTTGCTATAAAACGTCCATACAAAGTAATGTGGAAAGGATATGAATATCCAGAAGAAGGGTCATTCATTATTCGAGAAGATATTGCGTTGGCTCTGGATGCGCTTGTAGGGTGCATTGAAAACTTTGTCAACACCGTTAAATTGGAAAGTAAAAAAGAAGGTGCTAATTTATTGAAACAGTTAGGTACACAGCAAATTAGACCGGATGAATTTATTGAAAGAGTAAACAGAGATTAAAAAATCATGAGCTACAAAGTTGGTGATATAGTTCCTTACCGGAACACTAGAAGTAACGTAAAACGTGCTAAGATAACCTCTTTTGAGACGGTTGACAATGGGAAGATATGGTTTCAGGGGATTGATACCATTACAGAAGCTAAAGTGTGGTATCCAGTAGATATCTCGGAAAAGTTAGATGAATATCATAAACAATGTCCTTGTTGGAACAGTCACAACGATAGTTGCTATGATGATAATTGCACTTGTGATAGAGATTGTGAGTATATGAAAAGTTTCAATAGTAAGAAATAACGAGTATGGCAATATTTGAAGAAAAAATGTATGGTATAGCATGCGACAACTGCGGTGAAATATGCGAGGACGGTGAAGGTCATAATGTATGGCCAGATAAAGAATCAGCGATCGAGAATGCGCTGGAATGGGGCGATTGGATTGAGCATGAAGATAAATACTATTGTCCCAATTGCTTTGAAATAGACGAAGATGACAATGTAATTATCAAATCGAAAAAGAAGTGAAAGTATGAACAAATCGAAAAATACATCGCCGCCCACATTATTTTGTGACTATTGCGTCCACTTCAAACCAACGGACGCCCCGAAAGTCCCAAACGAGGAGCTTTGCGAGTTTAAGAGAGAGTTATCCTTTTGGTTGCCTCGAGACTATAACGACGACTCAGGATTTTACAGAAAAGGTTGTAAAGACTATGAACGAGATAAAGAATAAAATATAACTTTGTACTTATAGATAAATACAATAGCATGAAACAGGAGAGTATTTTCATCGTTGTAAAAAAACATACCTCAGATCCCCCCGTCCCTTACGGCTCAATTCGGGCCATATTTGACAATTTAGGAGAGGAGGAGATCGGGACAACAATCCGTAAAGTTTGGGGCCGTATTGAGCCCGGAAACCCTGTCAAAACGGACAAGCTAACAATATATAAAACAAACGTCGTAAGGAGGCGACAGAGAAAATGAAAGGGCAGGATCTTTATATTAAACTCTGCGAAATGGAACTGTTTTCGAGAGTTGAAGAAAAACGAGAGTATGCTAGAGAGCTACTAGCCGCATACAATCACATAGGGGAGGATCTTTATCCTATGCTCGAGAAAGCCGAAACGCAAAATAAAAAAATAGTTGTCAAATACGGCAAAGGAATAGATCAGATTGAGGAAATAGTAATCGAATAACAAAATAAACATTTATCCCTTGCGTTTGTTATATATACAAAGAGCGGCAAGGTTTTCACAAAAATACTTATTTCTGTTGTTAAACAGGAATCAAAATTTGAGAAAAAAGCATTTTATCGTAACTTTGCCGCATGTTAATAACTTTAATCACCAAATTGTATGAATAGAAAATGTATTGTAAAAACTCTTTCAAGGTTTGGTGCGGCGTTTAATATACAAGGGACCCCATCAACACCGGAATTAGAAGATATAGCACAAGCTATCAAAGACTTAGACTTTGGAAACTATTCTTCTGATAAAAAGAATATGCGAGGGGATATGTATTCTCTTGGCAATGACTTCAAAAAATCCACAAAAGAAGCTAAAGAAAAACTTCAACGTGGAGAATGTTTATCTTTTCAATAGAGTATGGGACGAAAAGCCGAACAAAACAGGTTGATACATCAGGGAGAAAGTGTTGCAGTAGAACAAACCTCCGTTTATGATGATAATCTCCTTCCTGCTGCGGATGAGTTAGCAAAATTGCAGCAATTAGATCCTGATTGTTTAAATTGGATAAAAAAGCGCACAGAAATAGAACAAGATGCTCGTATCAAATTTAACAATGATAAGATTGGACTTATGCGTAAGGACATGAACTTAGTTACATTTCAAAACGTCTTGTGTATAATTGTAGCTTTTATTATCATCATGTCAGGTTTGATTTGTTCTGCTTACTTTGTTTACAAAGGTTTAAAAACAGAAGGTTCTGTTTTTGGAGGTTCAACTCTGGTTTTTGCAGGATTGATATTCTTGAAATTTAGAGGCAAAAGCGATCCTAATAAGAAAAATTAAAAGAGGTTGTGTCAACATGTTGACACAACCTCTTTTATTTATCATCCCGTCCACCGGTTTGTAACGTTTGCGCCTGACTTTATCTCCTCCTTTATCGTAAGTCCTCTTGATAGATCCCCCTCTTTGAAATTATCCCGGATCCAATACGGAGTGGAGCTCCACCCTTTGG